ACGAGGGTCACGCACCATCACCCAATCGCTCCCATCGTAGACAGGGTGGTTTTGGCAGAAATCAATCTGCTCAAACACATAGACCGGCTTCTCAATCTCAAGCACGAAACCGAAGTCAAGCATGTCACGACTTAACGCGTCAAGCTTCCCTAAGTCCCTGCGATCAAAGATTAGCACACAATCATCACCATTATTGCCTAGCCGACACTTGAGGCCGTGGTTATCTGCATACCATCTGAGCATAGCACACATCAACAAGCAATTGCCCATTCCAGTGTTCATATCTCCAGACATGCGTCTCCCCTCAACCTCATAAACCAGCGTACAATCAGCGGTGCGCCCATATCCACGGTTCACAATCTGCATCTCCAGCAGCTTAGCAAGCTTGTGGCGGGATTATTTGTTGAACATCTTGCAATATACGGAGTGCTCCCACCTAAGTGCATCGGCAGATACATGCTGATCAAATCTCGTAGCGTCAATACTGACAGCTACAGGGTTATCAAAGCCCTGCCACATCTCACGTAGTGCTCCAGCTACCCCCTCAGCATTCAGCCCATTAAGGATCGTCGTCCCGCCCCAAATCTCCGCAACTCCTCTACATACCAGCTTTTCCAGCTGTTTGAGGAACCTTCCAACTTCAACATTATACCTCGGTGACCTTGGCTGAATCACTCGTGGTGCTGGATCCGGTTTAGCGTGGAAGTCAATCTTCTCACACTTCGTAAACGTGCTTAGGAAAGCGTCCGCCCTACAGAGCGCCCTCACTGCTAAGGAATTGGCAGCCCGTTGGTATACCTCCTTCTTACGGCCCACATAACAGTCAACAAACTGTTGCCTTGTCATGGGGCGACAAATAGGGGTAACTGACACCAAGTCTTCACGGAATTGCCTTAACCTCTCCTCAAACACATTCACCGCAGGGGATGGAGGTAGGTGTGCCACATCACCGACGACCCGGTAGATGACCCTCTCATACACCCCGCGCAGCAAGTTGGCCTTACTCGCATTATGCACACCATATCTGCTACAGAACCCGGCCCCGGTGACCGTCCATAGCCCACGCACCCTAGAAGTCCCCAGCCTGAGTTCCAACCGCCACTTCCGAACGGCTCCACCGATCTCCACGTGACCAATGGGGGTGGGTGTATCCACACCCGGAACTCTGACTAGGCACCCCTATCCCTGATGATATCGCAGGCCCCTTGACCGCCCTAAGACGACGTTGGAAGCCCACTCACCCCAAGTTTGGGTACCACTCACTGCATCCATTCTCCTAGCGACCGCATAACTCCTGCGAATCTGTGCCGCTTCTACATCTAATGAGTCCCCGATGAAAACCATGTCAACCGCGATCTGCATAAACCTCAACCTGTCAACCTTACGGACATCACGAGCTTCACAAGCTTTCCCCAATAAATCCCAGGCCACCAACCGGTTAGCCTCAGTCGGCTTGGGAATGGATCCTAACTTGCGCTTCACGTCACCGGCCAAAACAGCCGCAAACCGATATAGGTTTGGCCCCCTAGGCTTGGGAGGTGCACTGTCAACACTATCCTCATATTCATGGGCCCCATCCAAGGCATCCACCACCTGTATTCCAGACCTGCCTCCTAGTACCCTGCTAATCGCACGCCCTACTATATCACGATTGACCACCAATGAGCACCCTAACTCCACAAAAGAGCTGAGCACCGGTGAAGTGGCAACCCCAATATATACAATAGCAGCTGCAGCGGTGAG